AAGGTTTCGGAATACGCGAACGAGGCTACAGGCTCTCTTCACCTTGTTCTTGTACTCGCTATTGGAGCGCATGAGCTCTATTCCTTTCTCCAGCTCAGAGATCCTGATTGACAAGTCGGTTCTGAGGAACTTATACGATGATTGGCATGGAGCCTTGCTCAACATGCGGGATAAGTTGGCAGCAGCGCCGATCTCAAGTCGCTTGATTCCATCTTCGACTCTTTTACAGGTGAAGCCTTGTTTCGTTAAGAGTCGTGATATTATGGGTATGAATTAACCATCCTCCTGGACAGTGTTGTTGAGGAAATCTCCAGTGTTGTTAAGGACACGGTGCCAGTTATCCTCACATTCCATACCAAGACACTTGGAAACGAACGCTCTCCTGGTGTCATACTTGTTAGTGGCGACGAGGCTATCATCTCCTTCGGTAAGATACTCGCACTAACGCATGTTGCCGTTTTTGATTTTCTCCGTGGCCTATATGATGGCTTGGTTAAGCATGCCGTTAGATTCCGAGGTTCGCTTGTTTCCGCTATTGTTCACGGGATGCAACTTCATGACGCAATAGTCTTTGAAAATCGTGTAGTGTTCGCGCAGATTATCGCGGAGGTGTTTAGCATAGTCGCTGCCGCAAAGATGATGGAGTAATGAGGACTCGAGGTGTTTGATATACTCAGAATGTGAGGAGTCAAACTACTTCACGTCACAGCAGTAGAGGTAAGTGTAACCGACCAAAAGGTTTTCGACCAGTTCCTGGAGCTCCGTGATGTTCTTCCCTTTAATATGGTGTTCTAGTCCCGACTCAGTCAAGCGAAGACCAGTAAAGTAGTCTTTGTAAACACCGCTACCTACAATATTGAAGGGGTTGGATCCATTGTCGCCGGAGGTAATGAGCCGTGGGCGGACGTCCGGCTAAGCTTCGCTCTTAACAAAGGTTTCACACTAAGTGCTCCCTAACCAATTGTCGTTCATATTCTTCTCCAACAAGTCCTTTTCTGCTTGTTTCTGCGCTTCTGATTTGGCCTGCTAAGCGTCGAGAACTTCCTTCCCATCGTTCATAGCGTCATCAAAGTCATAGTGCATAGGGGTAAGTCCTTGTTCCTCGATCTGCCAAGGGAAAGTCGCGAGCTAGTCTGCCACGACACACTCGGCTAACTTCTGGTTAATCGAACCTCGCAGTAAAGTACGTCGGGTGGCGGCCTAGAGCACCGCTTCCTATGAACCGCTGTTGTAAATTGTGTGGGTGCCTTCGCAACTAAACCCAACCTGGGTGGCTATCTACTCTTTAGACTCGCTCTTGAGCTGCGCCTTCTCAAATCTCTCGGCGTTGAAAGTGTTGAGAATGTGGCTGTTGCACGCGACCACGTTGTCGGCCTTGCATGCGGCTATCTCATCTTTTGGGGGTAAAAATCGTTCAGTGACAAGCCCTTCGTGAAGGAATCTTTTGATCGGTTCGTGGTACTCAACTCCGCAAACCCGAACCTCGTCAATAGCACTGACATACGTCCCTGCGTGCTGTTGGATCTGGATCCGGTCTTTCTAAGCCTGGGCAGCAGACCGCTTCTCTCCGAACCTTAGGTTAGGGTTATCGCTACGGTAGAAGTTGCTAGAGTGGCGTGCGACCTGGTAACAGATGTAGGACATGCGTTCGCCGCCTATGGCTTCCTTTTAAGCTGCGTAGAGATCACGGTAAGTTTTAGTCAAAAGGAAGATCCAAATTTTCGTTGGGTCTACGCCTCTGTCTACTTAACGGCACTGGTGTCTCAGCGTCTTAAAAGTCTCGTTGCAATGGTCGCAAGGGTCAAAGGTGGAATAGATTCCTCCTTTCCTCATTTCGTCAATCGCTTCGTAGCCGCCGTCTCGTTAGGTTTCAAGGAAACTTCTCATTCTGGCCGGCAGTAAGGTCATGGGTACCTAGATCTCACGGTTGCTGGGATCAATTTTAAGAGCGGTTCCAGTAATGGAAATCTGATAGCCATGTGTGAATAAGGCTGCGATGTAATGGGCAATGTGTTTGCGGCTGTGGTCGTCCAAATGCTTCTTGAGTTGAGCTCGAGTGAAAATTCCTCCCAAGTAACCAACGCGAGCGCCTTAACACGATCGGCAGCAGCAGAATATTTCTTTGAGTTACTGGCCAAAAGCATAATTCGTTCGGTTGGAAGCTCCTTGCTTGACTTCCTCAAGAGTTCCACGAAGGCAGTCATTGCCATCAGGGAGAGAAGACATTTTGAACTTTTGATCATGCGGAAGGATGACGGTACAGTGGCGGGTAATGACGCCTCGCATCTCGTTGAGTTGACAGTTAATTATCTACTCGATGTCTCGGTAGGCTATTTCGGAAAGATCTCCGCTTGATCCGATCACAATCCT